CAAGTGGGTGTGCGATACGCTTGTCAGGTATTCGAACATCACAGCAGTCATCGAGCGGCGCTCCACTGGGGCGATGTTGCTGGACTACCTGCTCCTGATGTTGCCCAACTATGGCGAAGATCCGTTTAAACGCGTCTTTAACAAGGTGGTGCAGGATTACGACGAGTATCCGGATCGCTTCAAGGAAATCAAGGTGCCGATCGGTCGTCGTCCGACTGACATCTACGTGCGCTACAAGACCACGTTCGGCTTTGCCACCTCCGGTTCGGGGGCCAACAGTCGCAATGCCTTGTATGGTCAGGTGCTTCAAGCTGCGGCCCAGCGCAGCGGCATGAAGGTGCATGACAAGATGCTCGCCGGGCAGATCCTCGGTCTCGTGTACAAGAATGGTCGCATCGACCACGAAGATGGCGAACACGATGACTTGGTGATCGGCTGGTTGTTGTGTCACTGGTTCCTCATGCATGGCAAGAACCTGCAACACTATGGCATCGATCCCCGCCAGGTTATGTGTGCAGTCAAAACCAAGCAGACTGAGTCGCAAGAGGACTTCTTCCGGCGCATGGAGCAACAGACTGTGCGCAGTCGCATCGAGGAGATCTACAATGCGCTCACCGGTGAGCACGATGACTTTGTGGCCGCGCGTCTGGAGCAGGAGCTGCGTATGCTGGATAAGAAGATCATCCTCGAACAGGATGAGATCTATTCGGTGGACGAACTCATCCGCAGTGCTCGGGAAACCAAGCGCAACAAGGTGAGGACCTCGAACCTGTACCAGCAAAGCCAGCAGAACCAGTACCTCGGTCACAATACGGGGATGCTGGTGACGAGCGAGTTACCGATGACGCATGTGGACATGTTTGGTGCACCGGCTAACTACGGCGTGTATTCGACAGCCTCAGGCGCTCGTTGGTAAGCCGTTGGTAGAACGACAGCATAGAGCCCAGGGGTTTCCCCCTGGGCCTTATGACGCTGAGAACGCCAAAGCGTTAGTTGGTTTGCCAGACTGCCATCGGACAGAGTGCCAGCTCGAGATCGTTCTCCGGCGTGCGGAAGAAGAACTTCACCACGAGCGTGCTGCCTGCCGCAATGGCCTGACCAATCGCCAGCTGAGAAGCCCACTGACTGATCGGGAACTCCACCGGTGCCTGGTTGGGCAGCAGCAACGCGAACATGTTCGGCTGCGGTGCCTGCGTCTCGACGTTCGGATCGGTGAGCGGCTTGGCCGGGTAGTACACCTGGTCGAGGAACGTGTCGAAGTCCGTGAGACCCTGATTGATGTACACCTGCATCAGGTTCTGGTTCACGAAGGTCGTCGACGCATGGGTGTTCAAGCCATACGCAGGCGTCTGACCCGGATCGTACGCAATGGTCCAGTTGGTGCCCGTCTTATCCGTACCGTCACGATTGAGCACGAGCCCGATGGTCTGCGTGAACTGCACGTTCTTGTAGGCCGGATTCACATCCGAGAGCTTCAACTGCACCTGCAACTGTTGATTCACGCCGTAGCCGTGCGGCAAGAAGGCCGGGCTATTCGGTGCGAACGTCACATACGGCGTGACCAGTTGCGCAAGGTTGCGATCGAGGTTAAAGAGGTACCAATCCAGATACCAGCCGTTGACCGAGTCAATGAAGCGCGGCACGCAGAAGAGCTTAAGCGTGTACGCACCGTCGACATTCTCGGTGGTAGCGTTGTACGTTTCCTGGATGAAAGCGGCTCCGCCCGACCCATCGACATTGGCTGTGGCGCCGTACACCAGCTCGTCTTGCGACAGATTGTACTTGAGCACCAGCTTGAACTTCTGACCGACGATGGTGGCCACGTACGCGTCCAGCCCGAAGAGCTGGAACTTGGTCCCATCCACCGGCATCGAACCCGTAGTCCCGTCCGAGTAATGGACCTGTCCCATCAGGTTCAGACCATCCTTGGGCACATTGATCGGGTAGACCAACGTGTTCGGATCGCTCGAGCTCATAAACGGCGAAGTCATCGAGATACCAGTGATGTACTTCTCGCTCGCATCGGTCGAGCGGATAAACGCCGTGTTCTCAATCAGCAGCTGGCGCTTGGAGAGCACCGTGCCATCCGCCGCGTAGATCACCACGGTGACAATCTCGCCATCGAGCAGCGCGACCTTGGTGTAGCACTGCTTGATGACCTTCAGTGCGGTGGTGACCACGCCTTGTTGCGACGTTTGCACGACTTCGAGCGGCACGTTCTCGCCCAGCAGGTTGCCCGACTGATCGTAAAACGCCGAAATCACCGTACCATCATCACCGAGGATGGCGCCCTTGAAGATCTTCGCGTACGATGCCTGGCTACCGCCCACCACCAGACGCACGTCGACCGCCATCGAGAACGGCATCACGCTCTGATCGAGGTAGCAGCGATAGGTATCGGACTGCGTCCCAGGGCCGACGCCCATTAGCAGATCGTCCTCGCTGAATTCCCCCGTCGCTGCGGTGGTGATTGAGAGGAGGGTTGGAATGAGCGTAGTCTGGTCCAGAGCGGCGACCCGATACCACGCATTGGAGCCCGGTGAGTTATCCACCACGTAGTCGCCCACATTCGGCACGTACATGTTGGTGCCCACCTGGCCACGATAGACCTCGGACAATGCCCAGATCCGAAACCCGCTGTCCGGGTTATAGACGGGGACACCCCCGTCCGTGCCCGTGACGCTGGTATTCCCAATGGATGCGCCGAGGGTAGCCCCCAGCGGCATCATCAGGGTTGATTTACCCAAGACGTCCATTAACTTCCACCTGTGTAGTTTTGGATGTTGACAAAGTTGGCCAGATTCACCAACCCATTCAGATACAGGTTGACAGCGCGCAGCAAGAACTTGTAGTGGTAGATCGAGGTGCCAATCACCGTCATCAAGTCATGCGGATGGATTTCGACAAAGCGCAGGTCCGGTGTGTTGGCTGGCTGGGTCGGGTCCATCGTGAGCAGATACTCGTACGGCGCACACAGCTCGCGCACTACGTCGTCGTTGTACTGCAGGTACATGCGCGGATCATCGAGCAAGCCGTTGTTCATGTCGTACAGCAGCTTGCAGGCAAAGGGACTGTAGACCGCCCATTTCTGTTCGATCTGATCCGGCCCACTCGGTTGCGGCATCGGGTAATACTGCGACATGTAGTCGCTTACCACCTGATCCGTTTCCATGGCGATGGCTCGCAACGAATACGTATCGGTCGTTGTCAACCCGCGCAGCGGCACCACGATGTCGCGCACCAAGTACGGCGTGCCATTCAGGGCGTTGGGGGCCGAGACCCCGGCATTGCCTTCCTGGAACAGCAACGCGGAACGATCAAGCGTCGCTCCATTTACCTGGATGCGCAGCACCTTGTCGTCACGGATGTCAAAGCGGTTGTTATCCGAGAGCAGCCCGTACTGGATAAAACCCTTGTCCTCTTGGGGCGTACGGGTTTTGTCGGCATTGCAAAAGCCCGTGAAGCGAATGTCCACGTGCTGGGTGCCGCTGCCCGCCAGCCGAAACGCTTTGTTGACGATCACGATCTGCGGAAAATTGACATAGTAGTCAATATTCTCCACCAGCGCCTTGCCATTTAACCACAGGTCCAGCTCACCCATTGGGATCTGCATGGTCCAGTTGGTCGTCTGGTTATTGCGATGCATGCGATGCGAGAGCGTGAATTCCAGCAAGCCGTCAGTGGTGGTCAGATCCAGCGAATACGCCAAGAAGAAGCGATCACCGCGCACCAGCGTGTAGAACTTGGTTGGGTCCACCAGCCAGGTGAGTTTGCCATTCGCATCCACTGCGTACGCGCCCGAGCCCGTCACATCCGTCCAGACGTTGGTCGGCACTCCACCCACGATCGGACAGGTGTACATCCGGTAATCGGTTGCTGAATCCAGCGTTTGCGACGCGATCCCGTAGTTCTCATCCAGTTGGGTATTGCCTGTGCCCGAAATGAGCTCCACCAGGGTAGCGTTCGAGTAACCGCACGCGTAGATCGAACCTGCCTGATGCGAGGTCCAGCCTAGCAGCGCGCCATTGCTGTCGTACTCGTACCCGGTGGACTTCACCTGCAAGCCATACGGCACGTCCACCACGTTCTGGCTGGATTCGATCCGCACTTGCTGCGGCGTATCACCCAGCAGCTTACTGATCGCGTTGTAACCCAGCGCGTCTTCGACTTCCGCCTTCGAGAGCACCGGCATCAACGAGCCCATGATCTGCGTATAGGTCGACGACTCCAGGTTCGCTGCCTTCCAGTTCTCGACGTTCGAGTTGATCCCGAGCAGCGCCCCACGGATCAGGTTATCCGGCAGCTTGTAGAGCTCATGGATGCGGTTATGCTCGAACACCAGCGAGCGATTCCAGCCCCCATTGCGAATATGCAGTCGCACGTAGCACTGCATCGGGTCCCAACCCTGGTCCGAACAGAATGCATTCACATAGGCCGGAACAATCGCATAGTCTTTGTGCGTGACCATGCGCAGACTGTCGCCTGCATTGCGATGGTAATACACGCCCTTCCAGCGATTGGAGGGTTGCGGCTGACAGACGAAGACATCGATGTCGTCTTCGTAGTCGATCTCGTTGACATTGCCCGCATAGTGAAGGAGCCACTTCTGCTTGGTGTCGAGCGTACTGGTGAAAGACTGCAGGTCACTGACCTTGAAGTCCACCACCTTGTAGATCGAGGCGTCATAAACGAATTCGACCACATCACCGACATTGACCGTGAACAGATCGATCTGACTGACCTTGTAGCCATTCACGTACGCATACACCACGCCTTGCTTCGCTTTGTAAGCAGCCAGATCGTTTTGCAACGTGAGGATCGCGTCGGTGTTCAGCGGGGTGCGACCCTCGACATAGATCTTCGCGCTCGCATCGGTGGCCGCTTGCGACTTGTAATACGCGTTGCTATAGACCCGCAAGAAGAGCGGCTCGGTGTCGAGGTTGATGTTGATCTTCGGCTGCACTTGCACCGCGACGATCAGGTTGTGATTCTCCGTGATCATGTACCAGCTTTGCGTACGTGGCATTTGCAGGCCACTGTTCGCATACAGGTCCACCATCAGGTTCTCTTTGTTGCACGCGTCAGCAAACGTATTCCAGGTCCACTTGGGGTAGATCCCCAGCAGCATCGGGTTGACTTGGCCAATCGAGTAGACATGAAAACGTGTCTTCTTGACCGGGAACCAGACCGTATTGTTCTGAACCTTGAAATAATTGAACGCACCCCCTACCGGAGTCAGACGAGCCAGTTCAAGGATCGCCTGATTATCCTGGTAGGGAGCACACCACACGTTTGACAGCGCGTATGCTTCGAGGTAGTCGTAAGCCATAGCCTGCCTTGGAGAAGTTACTTGCCCATCGCCACGTTCACGAGGTTCACGATCTGGCGCGCAAACTGCTGGTTCACCGACATGCTCGAGCGCTCCGCAATCTTGGCGATCTGCGAGTTCTTGAACGTGCGTTCGCTGGTCGCCGCCATCATGATGGACAGCCACGTCGGCGGATGCTCGAGGGCCACGGCGATGAGTTCCGGCGCATTCGGACCGAACCAGGTGCGCCCCAGAATCTGGTAGAGCACCCCGACGTTAAAGTCTTGCAGGCGGATCGAACCCGTCACTTCTTCAGCGCGATCACAGAACTCTTTGATGCCGGTGAGCGGCGCGGTGAATTGATCGAGCACGTCGAGCACGTCGGTGTTCTTCGCGTGCGTGTTCTTGGCAATCGACTGCACCATGCGCAGCTTATCGCGCTCGGTGAGCTCCTTCATGTCGGTAAAGAGCGACTGATAGAAGAAGCCCGTGTAGACTGCCAGTTTCATCTGTTCGAGCGGATCGAGCGCAAAGCGGCGCGACACGTTCTCGCTGATCCAGGCGCAGAACACCTGCATGGCAAAGGGTGACACATCGCGCAGCACTTCGGCTGGGTGCGACAACCAGATCGAGTTCAGCTTGGCGCGAAACACCAGCAGATCGTATTCGATCGGATTGCGCACGACGAACTCGCGCTGATGCGGATTCCATTTGCCGAAGGGTCGCGTGTCGATAACCAGATCGAGTTGGTTGCCTTCGCGTTCGATCAGCAGCGGATGCAAAAAGCTCGGGATGGTGGAGGTGAGCGTATCGCTGCCGTCAACCTGACGGATGGGCGTATCGGCTACCGGGCTCAGCCAGCCCACGGTCATTGCTTTGGCGACTTCGCCTTGGAGCTTACTGACCGCGAAGCCTTCGCAAGCTTTCGTGTCGTAGGCTGTTCTGAAGATACTCATGTTTCATCCCAGAGTGGTTGGGGTCGCTTGGACCAAAGTGTCTATTCATAGTGAAAACTTACTGCCCATCCTATGGCGATTTTTACTTGGGCGCTTTGCAGCTCGAAAGTACCCCTCTGTAGCAGCCCCGGCGAATTAAATTTTAAATACTTATGACTGACATTTTCCTGCAGCTGGTGTTTTTGGCCAACTGATTTGGAGGGATACGGTCAGCCTCACCAGAGGACGCCAGGATGTTCAGCATCGTCTTCGAAACCATACCATTCAACTAAGGAATCGCGAAATGGCGAATGCAATTATCAACGCCGCTCCGATGACGAACTTCCTCGGCGTGCAGGATAACAGCACCCGAGCACTGGTTCCGATTCCGGAGAACCTGCCGACCCACCTGGCGAAGGTCTATCTGTTTGCGCAGACTGGCCCTGGCCCGAGCCAACCGATGCTGGTCGGCGGTGACGGCATGACCCAGATGTACGGTGCCGACACGTTCGACTATCTGAAGTCGTACGCTAACCACCAAACTGTGCTGGCCAACACGCTCAATGCAGCGGGCAACCAGATGATGATCGAGCGGGTCATTCCGACGGATGCAGCGCCGCGCGCGAACCTGCGCGTCTACCTCGATGTGTTGCCGACTAACGTGCCGGATTATGTCCGTAACGTCGACGGCTCGATCAAGCTCGACACGGGCGGTAACCCGGTTCCAGTGACCGGCGAAGGTGCCACGATCGCAGGCTATCAAGTGAAGTGGGTTACGGCCTACATCACCCCGGAAGAAGACGGCACGACCAACTTCGGTGCGGGCGAGATCATTCCGGGCGACATGACTGACGGCGCGTCCGCTCAATCGCAGCGCTACCCGATCTTTGATCTGGAAGTGCCGCACATCGGTGCCGAAGGCAACTGGCACGGCTTCCGTATGTGGGCGCCCACCTCGGTGTCGAGCACGCCGATCAACGATGCGTACATCACCGACGATCTGATGTACCCGTTCCGCTTTGCGTTCGCTAACAAGCCGAGCGCCAACGGTACGGCTGCCATTGTGGCAGGCCGCGATGGCTCGCAGTACTACGACCTGGGCTTCAAGCCCGGCGTGATCGACAAGTCGACGACGCAGAAAATGTACGTCGGCGACCGCCTGATCCAGGCTTACCAGAATCTGCAACCGACCGACGGCACGCCGCCGGTGTGGGGTCCGTTCGGCAAGCTGAAGGTGTACGACGCGAACGTCGCCACGGTGCTGGGTCTGTTCTACGCAGCGGAGTATCCGGTAGCGGGTGCCTTCAGCGACTTCACGGGCGCAGCAGGTGAAGAGTACCTGTTCAACTTCGTGTCGGGCGTGTCGAGCCAGAACGTGCCGTATCATTCGTTCCAGGTGGTCACGCAAGCGGCTAACGCCGTGCGCTTCACGCAGAATTCGACGATCTACGCGTCGGGTGGTTCGGACGGCACGATGAATGATGCGTCGTTCGCGACGCTGGTGTCCGCGGCAGTGGCGGGTTACGCTGATCCGAATGCGTACCTGCAAGATACGGCTACGTATCCGGAATCGATCCTGTACGACACGGGCTTCCCGCTCGAAACGAAGTACGACCTGTGCCAATTCATCTCGGTCCGTAAGGATACCGCGGTGGTGCTCTCCGTCTACGACGGCAGCGGCCAGGTGATGACGGCGGCTCAGGAATCGGCTCTCGCCATCGCGCTGCGTACGCGTTTGCAGATGTACCCGGAGTCGGACTACTTCGGCACCGCCACGATGCGCGGCATGATCATCGGTCGCTCCGGCACGCTGATCAACAGCCTGTACGGCAAGCGCTTGCCGCTCACCATCGAGTTCGCAGCGAAAGCGGCGAAGTACATGGGTGCGGGCGACGGCGTGTGGAAGTCGGTGTACTCGTTCGACAGCGACCCGCTGAATCAAGTGACGCTGATGACGGACATCAACGTGACCTTCACGCCTGCCTCGGTGCGCAACAGCGACTGGGACAACGGTCTCGTGTGGGTGGAGTCGTACGGCCGTCGCTCGTACTACTTCCCGGCGTTCAAGACGGTGTACGACGACGACACCTCGGTGCTCACCAGCTTCTTCACCATGATGGGCTGCGTGGAACTCGAGAAGGTCGGCGACCGTATCCGTCGCAAGTTCAGCGGCAACAGCAAGCTGAAGCCTGGCCAGTTGGTCGACCAGGTGAACAAGGAAGCGGTGAAGCAAACGAACCAGCGCTTCGATGGTCGCTTCACGATCATCCCGAACTGCTACTTCACGGCAGACGACACGCAACGCGGCTACAGCTGGACGCTGATGCTGAAGATCTACGCGGACAACATGGATACGGTGGAAACGCTGATCATCCAGGCGAATCGTTCGTCGGATCTGTCGACCACCTCGGGTGGTACGGCCCAGCAGCTGATCGCGACCTAAGCAATCCACGGGTGGGGGAGCTACGGCTCCCTCTCTAGCTGACATTCTTAAGAACAGGAGTTTTACATGAGCCGTATCGCACAAACGCTGTTGCCGCAAGGTTACGCGTTCGGCGCTGGCGTGAATATCCCGATGGCGGATCTGCAGTATTCCGCCCAAATGGGTTACGCACCGGATCTGACGGAGTGGGTCGGTAATCAGGCGTACGTGCGCCGGAACCTGATCGCTCTGCTGATCGAAGCCCCGACCGCTTTCTCGGACCTGCCGAACCCGGACTACTGGATCGGCACGCTGCGCGCCCTGGTCGAGCTGCACCCGCTCACCATCACGGGCCTGAGCTCCACGCTCACGGTCGACACCACGGACGGTAACCCCGTCGGCGGTGGCGGTCAGGTGCAAGAAGAATTCACCGACGTGAAGGAAAGCCGTTCGCAGCCGAACTTCCGCTGGAACGAAAAGTACGGCATGCCGATCAACCGCTTCCTGCGCGGCTGGATTCAGTACTGCATGATGGACCCGAACAGCAAGGTCGCCTCGATCAACACGATCGCGGGCAACCAAGTCACCGACATGCTGCCGGACCGTTACACGATGACCTGCGCGTTCATCGAACCGGACCCGACCCACACCAAGGTCAACAAGTCCTGGCTCGTGACGAACATGTTCCCGAAGACCTCGGGCGAAGTCACTGGTCAGCGCGATCTGAACAGCGGCGGCGAAATCGTGGCGTACGACGTCGAGTTCGCCGGTATTGCGCAGTTCGGCCTGGGCGTCGACGCGTTCAACCAGACGCTGCTCAACGGTATCAACATCACTGGCGCGAACCCGTACGAGCGTGCACCGTTCGTCGATTCGATCGCGGCCGATGTGGCGAACTGGGGCACCTCGAACTACGCTCAAGGCATCAGCGATCTCGCTGCTGGCGCGGCGCAAGTTCAAGCCGGTCTGACCGGTAGCGACTCCCTCTCGGTGAACGTCACGTTCTAAGACGAAACCAAAAAAAGAGTGATAGCGGCATAGAGCCAGAAAAGACCTTTGCGGGTCTTTTCTGGCTTTTATGTCGTTATGCCGTTAGGCAGTTGCGGCCGCTTCTTGCGCTTCTTCTTCCTCGCCCTCCAACACGCCCAACAGTTCGAGCCACTTGTTGGAGATCACCTTGAACGACTGGCCTGTCTCGTGATTCTTCATCACTAGTCCTTCGCGCAACGTCGGCTTCGGATCAGACGGCGACGTCGCCAGCAGTGCCGACTTACCGTCGGCGAGCTTGAGCAACTCGTTCATGTCCGCAGGCAACTTGATACGGGCCAGCTTCGGATCAACCGGGATGTAATCCAAACCCAAGTAAGCGGCGATTGCCTTGGTTTCATCCGGCGTGAATCGGTAGGTCCCATTGCCGTAGGCGCGATACACGTAGAAGCGGTTTTCGGTCAGCTTTTCAGCATTGCCGTTGAACTTCGGTCCGACCATCTCGCCTTGGATCGCCACGATCTTGCCGTGCGCGAATGCCAGCCCGATACCCTGAGCAATCGACACGTCCATCATCAGCGCTCGATTGAGCGCTTTCAGATTCTGCACGATACCTTGGTTGAGCATCCAGCGCACCAACGGCACCCCCGTCGGATCGAAGCCCTTCTTCCAGCGCGGCACCTCGCACTCACCACCGCGCAAGCGCCGTGGCACGAAACGCATCCAGTCCGACACATAGACCTTGAACGATTCCTTGCGGGTGTAGGGGACAAACTCGGTGCGCAGCGACCAGTTGCGTTGAGCCAGGCCGGTGTCGCCGGTATCCAGATCCTGGTAGGCCATGGCGGATTCACCATCGAGCTTGACTGAACCTTCCCAGTCATCGCCTTCCTTGACGAGCCTGTCGTATTCCTTTTTCAGGTTCTGGACACGCTCTTCATCGGACTTCACATGCCCACGCGGGAAGTCTTGCAGGCCGTCGACCAAAATGCCGTCGATCAACTTCATGCGCAGCTTCCACCACCAGCTCTTGGTCTGTCGCCCGCGCTCGCCTGCTTCTTCTGCCAGACGGCGCAGGTACAGTTTGTACTCGACCGGATTCACGTACTTGAGAATCTCGAGCTCCTGCGTGACGTTGGCTTCCTCTTCACCCTGCGCAGTGGCAGTGGCGATCTTGAGCAAAGCCGGAATGCTTTCGAGATTCTTCAGCTGCATGAGCAGACCCTGCGAGCGCACGCCGCGCAGCTTGAGGGTCTTGATCACGGCGTATTCCTTCCCACCGTTTTCCGTGTCTTGCCGGATCAGCAGGTAGCGCTTGTCGAAGTCACCCCACACTGGGCTATCCAACGGAACCGCCGCGTCGATCTCGAAGTAGACAGCAAAGTCCCCGACCTTGTACAGTTCCTTCTGGACCACACATTCCCACCCCCCAACGACCGCAATTTCCAGACGGTCGGCTTTCTTGATCGGCTTGATCTCATCGATCTTGACGATACGGGCGAGTGCCCGCGTTTCTTCTTTTACGAACGGCATTGTAATTCTCTTTAGATAAGTACGTCGCGAATAAACGGAACGCGAAAGCGCGCCTGCTCTTTAAGCCAAGCACGGGTCTGCCAGTAGTCCTTGTGCCAGATCGAATCAATCTTACAGTCGTGATCGAGGCTCAAGGTAAAGCCAAACTCGTCCCCCGTCGCTAACACAAAGACGAGGTGGTAGCCGGGTCGCCCGCTTGGGTTCCACCATTCGTCTTGCTGATCAATGATGGCAGGCGTGAAGCACCAGGAGGCGGCTTGCACACCACAATCAAAGGACAGGCGCAGTCGCTGGAGGGTGCGCAGATACCCCATCTGAATCTCGAGCATCATGCAGTTATACGTTGCTTCGTCACGCGCGTGGTGATGCAAGAACAACTGCAAACGAGTATCGAGATTAAGATGACGTGGCATCAGGGAGCTCCGGTTTCGGAAAATGATCTTTGGTTATTTCACCCATTAACTTCACTCTCCATCCCATCGACTCTAGGTGAGCTTTTGCATGGTGAATGAATAGTAATCGGTGACAGAACACCCCAGCCGGGCAGTAGCACCCATACGCTGCGTACGGATACACGGAGAGGCGATCCCACGCCGCTCGATGCATGTCACGCGACTCCACCATCTTGTCTTCGTAGAGTTCCGTGTAGCTCTGCTCGTTTAAGCGCCCGTCCTTGTACGCCTTTACATTCTCCCAATCCGGTGCAAACGCCAGGACCCCTGACTTGGCGGTGGTGTCAATCAGTTTAATGTGATCGACATCCCGACCTATAGCCGGTGATGGGGTCGATGACGTCGTGCTTGACGTTGCCGAATCCGAGGGTAGGGTCGACGACGCCGTCGGGGTTGACGTCGACTCGGCGCTCGATGTCGCGCTTCGTGCGCGCAGCAGCCTGTGCTGCCCAAGCTGAATTGTCCAGAGAAAGAACTGCGGGGTAGGACTTGGGGATGCTGGTGTGTCGGTAGACGAGATGGCGGATGCGTCCACAGGTCGGACCTCCCGTACGGTAGTTAAGGGATTCCCAGTCCGTGCGCTCGAGCACGTAACCGTTCGCGTCAAGCGACTCCTCATCGAAGAGGACATTGCCGACGACTGCACCGTCGGGCGCCTTCTGGTTAAAGAGCTGCGCGACGTGGATGCGACTCACGAAGCCCGTGAGGCTCGGAGTGTTACTGCGCTGCACCAGCCGGTGGATCGCACCGTGCTGATAGTCGACCAGCCAGTGTTGGGTTTCGAGATTGGACACTTCGCCCAGATAGAGCTGGTTGTCTTCGCGATAGGCGTTGATCAAATCCGTGCTCAGCTGACCGTTGTGGTCAATCAGGTGGGAAATAGCCTGCGTCGCATTACAGGCGCTATACGCCTCTTCTGCGCAATGCAGCACCTGACCCTGCAAGATGTTCTTCAGACGGCTCAGAGAGTGGTTTAAGAGCGCCGGAGCACCATCCTTGTACACGGGGCGACCCGCTTGGTCCAAAGTGATGATCAACTGCACGTTTTCTTTGCGGTTTTGTTCTTTCATGGTCCCTGCAACAACAAAAAAATAAGATGTCACAAACTCCCAGAGGCCGAAACCCCTGGGAGTATTCCTCAGCAACTGCCCCCGTAAACGGATGCGGCGCTCGCTTAGTCGCTCAGCGCCGACGCGGCGATGTCCGTCAGGTGATCACGCACCTTCTTGAATTCGCCACGCGATTGCGAACCGCCGTAGAAGTCGAGCTTCAGCGAGCCGGTGCCGAACTTGGTGGTCGGCTCTTGGCCCGGTGCGCGCACTTGCGACGAACGCTCGAAAACGCCTTCGAACTTCGACTTGCCGACCGTCGGGAACGTGGCCGTCACTTCGTTGACGCCCTTGTGCTTCTTGAAGAAGTCGACGCCGGTTTCGCCGAGTGCCAGGAACGACGCCGCCGCGAAACGCGTGTTGTGGTTGTCGATCGCGAGCACGGTGTCGGCGCTCACGCCTTCGGGCAGCAGTTCGACGTACACACCCTTCAGCTTTTCCGGATCGGCGAGGCCGGTCTTCGGATCGAGGTGGATGTGCTTCTTGATCTTGTCGGCCAGTTCACGCGTTTCCGGCTTGAAGACGATGGATTCTTTAACAGTCGTGGTCATGATACGTTTCCTTGTTTATCAGAATGGTGATGAAAAGAGAGTTACTACCTGGAGTCCTTGAGCTCAAGAACCACTATTTGCTTCGAGCGTACTGGTTGCCGCCGGAAGGCTGCCGAGAAATCGTCGGGCGGCTCCCGTACGGCTTCCGCGGCGTTCTCACCTCAGTGCGGTTGGAGGGCACCGAGTTGAACTTGTCGGCCAATGCTTCCACTGCCGCCGGAGCTGCTGCCACCGGCGTGTCGATGCGCGCAGCTTTGAGCGCGGGACTGGAAAGGATGTGGCCGGAGATGTGAGTCTTACCCTGGTGCAGGTCGCGACTGACGTGATCGCGCCCGCCGAAGACGATGAACTTGCCTTCGAGCTTGAAGAAACTGATCGTGCCGCCATGGACCTGCGGACAGTCTTGCGAGAGGTCGATCATGGCAAGCGCTG